AAAAGATAAAGTGTCTACAGCTATTCCTGAACTATCACCACTAGACTTAGCACCATTAAGTAATCCCCCATGTGCATATCTTGCACTTGTTGATCCATATAGACTAATTCCCCCTGATGACGATGCATTAGAAAGTTGTATTGTATCAGGTTGTATAATTCCAGCTTCTGTAAGATCAAACTTTAAATTAAAATCTGTGCTAAATGATCCTTGAGGGTCTGTATATAATATTGCTTTATAAATTGTTTTTCGTGTTCGTGGATCAGTTAAAGGAATGTAAGGAGTTGAAAAATCAGCTTTTATATTGTCTCCATCAAAATCGTTACCCTCTTCCATTTTATAAATATAACCATCTTTATTTCCAAATACAGCAGTTTCTTTTCCAGAATCAATAGACTCTGCAGCAACTCTTGCTTGTATGCCTTTAGTTTTTGCCCAATGAAATTCTACACCACTTTGTCCTATGACTTGAGTGCCTATAAACCCTTGAGCGTTAGCTTCTGTAATACTAGCTGAATAACCAAATATTCTGTATTGTGTTTTTGATGGAATAACTAAACTTGAAAAAAATTGATGGTTTTGAATAAAAGCCGAAAAATCATCCTGTATAGTTTTTGATGCAGAAGCTAAATTAAAATCCCCTATCTTATCTGTTGCAGATAAAGATCGAATACTATCTTGAGATAAAAAAACTATATCTCCACCAACTTCTTGTACTGTATCTCCATTTAAGCAACCCACTCCAGTAGCAATTGGCTGCAACGCAAAATCAGCAAAACTAGATCCTGTTAATCTAAAAATACTTTTTTCGCAAAATATTATAAGTTGTTCTCTAAATACTTGCAACGCAGTAATGTCATCCCCAATATTAATTACCCCACCCCCATTTGCAGGTGTATAATCTGTTGCTGAATAAGGAGCAGAAAAAATTAATTTATCATTATTTGCCATCAATACAGTGTTTTTAAATACTGTAACGTGGGATGCCCCTGATATATCTGATGGTGAAGATAACTTACTTAAATTACCTGCTCCTGTTCCTACTAATATGCAAGGAAATCCAAACCCATCTACAATAATTAAATCTGCATCTCCATCAAAATTAAAGTTTGCAAATCTTACACGGCTTGCACTAGAATTTAGTTGAATGGATGTAGATAAATCTGTGTGTGACCCTGACGTTGTTACAAGGTACAATCGTGGTCCTCCAGAGTCTTGTGGTCTAGCTACTATTGTGCTTCCTCTAAAACGACCCAACCCTAATAAGTCACTCCCACTTGTTCCTGTAACAGCATTACTGTTAAACTTTGAAAACCCTTCAATTCTTCTGTACCCACCTTCGATAGATGGTTCAAAGTTAGTTAATGTTCGTGCTGATCCGGGGGCAGCCGTTCCATGCTGTAGAGGGGATAGATTGGTTATTAAACCCCCCCTAAACTCTAGTGGATATGTTTGCCAACGATCAGGCATTATGTAGCTCTCAAATAAACGTTTTCATTAACAAGTAGTTTACGCATATATTTCATTCCGTCTTTAAATTTTTGAAATGTAAGTTGTCCCATCTCTATATTATCTCTAAACATATAAGCGTGATACATAGCCCCATCTGTAATTACAAATTTAAATCTTTCTGGAACACTTGGAACATCTGTATGTAAGTTTAAATCTACAGGGAAATTAAAATACTCATATGTTATAGTATACGCTTTATCAGGCATTGGCACAACCCCAAAAGAGTTATCTAACGTTTTAAATACGTTAATTGTTGCCGCACCTTTTGATGTATCAGTTTCATTTTCTTGGTCAACATATGTATCTATGTATTCGTTATACGTAATTTGTTCTAGTCGCCTAGCTGCACCTACGTTAACACTGGCATCTCTTTCTAGTCTAAAATTGTTATAATCTACAAATTTAGCATCAGCAGGAATGGGGTAACGTGTTACTCCTGCTGTTAACGTAATACTTTCTGAATTATGGTTATAGGGCCAGTATTCATGGTGAAGATTTAAATCTCGTATTGATGAATTTACAGCATCTTTAATTTGTGCATAAAATCCTGTTGCTGTAGCAAAGTTACTTGATGTAAGTTCTGTTTCGTTTAATCTTCGTGCAACTGCATTAACAAGTTCTAAAAAGTTATATGCCATTAGACTCTCTCCCTGACTGTCAGGTTAACTACTCGTTTGGTAACTACAGCAGCACCTGTAGCTGAGTTAGTGTTTGTTGTAATTTGACATACAAATTTTGTTTCTGTGTTAGCTGTTCCCCCACTAAGAACGATAGAGACTGTTGTGTCTGTATGTGATATAGATTGTACTGTCATCCCATTTACTGTGCTAGATGCACTTAACGCAGAAGATTCTGTTCCATCAGACTGAATAAATGTCCATTGCTTGTCTGCTATGGTTAATGTATCTAAATATCTTGACCAATCAACAGTATAATCAAGTCTCTCATCTGGGTCTTTATCGGGCCATTTTAATGCCATACTACGCTACCTTTACAACTCTTGGGGTTTCTTTAAATACTTTTGTAACTCTATCAGGTTCTTTCGCAACAAAAGTTTTTCTTTGTATTTCTTCTCCAATAAACAACATTCTTCTTTGTTCTTTTGTAACTATTGCAACTCTACGTGTATCCTGTGGAACAAGTATTGCAACATTTTGTGTATCAAAACTTACCCCTGCTTTTCTTGCAAGTTCTTGTGCTACTGTTGCAACTCTGCTATGTTCCCTACTAACATATGCTTTTCGTATATGTTCTTGTACTACGTATACTTTTTTTTCTGCTTCTCTTGTTACTTTTGCTAATCTTGCTAATTCTTGTGCAACAAATACAACTTGTCGGTGTGTTGGTCGTGCATCTGAATCAAATCTTTTAAACCCTGATCTAGCACTAAGTCGTCTAGTTCTAAACTCTAATACAATAAACCGAACAGGTGTTGAAAACGGAACTTCAGAAAGAGGTGAGTGTCCAAACATTAAAGTCCTACCAACATAAAAGTTAATCTTGATCCATCAGGTGTAGTAGTTACATTAGAAGTTCCGTTTTCTCTATCTGCAAGAATTTTATATTTATAACCACTCGTTACACTATGAATTATTGTACAAGTACATGTTGCTTCACCAGTATTATTGGTTCTGTTATAGGTATAAGATACTGTTCCATCAATATCTGACCAAGAAGAGCCATTGTATTCTTGTAACACTACCTTTACTTCACTTCTAGAAGTTCCTCCCCCTGATTCAATTACTGTAGTACAATCATAAGTGATCATAAACTTACCTGCAAAATCAACAGTTACTTCACCAGAACTAAGACCAAATACTGAAGCATCACTTTCTATTCTTGTTTGGTTTAAAACAACAGTTGCACCATCGTTAATATCTGTACCCCCAGAACTGTCAAAATAACTAGCGTAAAGGGAAGTCATAACTGTTCCAGTTGTATTGGGAAGCGTTATGGTGTTATCTTGTGTTGGGTCTGTAACACCTAAAGTTGTTTCATGGGCATTACTTGTTGCACCTTCAAATCTTAAATCAACACCAGCATTAAATAGTACATCTGTATTACTAAATTCAGTCAAACCATTTCCTTTAAGATTAAATCTTAAACTTTGACTTCCATTACTTCTAACATAAAATCCAATATTACCATCTTCTGTTCCGTCAGTAACGTCTGTTATTTGTGTAGAAATTTTAGAATATTCTACGTCTTGAGAATTATCATTTCTACCTTTAACGATTATTTCTCCAGCATAATCATTATCGGAAGGAGATGTTGAATTTCTATAAAGATATAATAGAGATTTATCAGATGTATTTGTTATAGTAGCACCAGTAGATGTTGTTTCAAAAGTTTTAACATTGTTATGATAAAGTTCTACAGCACCATCATCAATAAATTTTGCTAATGTTTCACCACTACCATCTATATTTAAAGTGCCACCAACTGTAATATGACCATCTGTTCCATCCCAATGCACAGACAAATCACTACCTGTACCAAACACAGCTTTAGCATTGTCAACAAACTCTAATGCATTATCTGATTTATCCCATACTACATTATAGTTAGCCCCAGTTAAAGTTAGATCACCATCTATTGTTGTAGCACCACCAGTGCTAATTTTAAAAATATCATCTCTACTAGATGGAAATAATTCACCTCCATTAGCTGAAGTTTTTGATATTATAAAATCTGTTCCTAAACCACCAACAGACCAATGAATTACTCCTGCATCGTGTAGTTTTATTCCAAATCCATTACTCATGGTTTTAGAACCAACACCATCGCCAATTCGTACCCAAGTTCCAAAATCACCACTTAGATCAGAATCACTACTTGCATCAGCACCACTTGTGTTTGAAGTTAAACTTGTTAAAGTTCCCACAGTAGTAATATTTGATGACCCAGCAAAAGTGCTAATTGCTGTATTTTCTACGTTATTTAACGATAAATCTGATTTAAGTTCAGCGTATGTTCTGCCTTTAACATTACTTGAACCTGCTAA